GCTGCCCCTGTCCGGCACGGCCACAGGCGTCATCGGCAATGCCCCTGCTACTGCTACCGCGTCCGGCACGCTGCCGCTCGCAGGGACGGCAACGAGTAGGGTCAACATCAATGGCTTCTCCAATGGCACTCTGCCCCTCACTGGCGCCGTGGCTGCAACCGCCCCAATCAGTGGGATTGCCGGTGGCACGTTATCACTCACGGGCATCGGATCGGGCACTGTTGCCAGCCCCTCAACTTTCGGCGTTGCCAGCGGAACGCTAAATCTTTCAGGCACCGCAGCCGCCACCGCAATCGTCTCGGGAGCCATCATTGGCTCACTGCCTCTCGCTGGAGTCTCAACCAGCAGCACTATCACCATTTTTGGCGTCGTTACTGGATCTCTATCTTTTTCGGGTTTCTCAACAGGCGTTGTTAGCAGCGCCTCGGTAGCGGTAACATTTTCCGAGGACTTAGATTTGTTTTTTGATGATTTTGGCGTCCCTGTTACTATTGGCGCGATTCGTGGCAAATGCATTAAAGATATGTCAGGCTTTGGCATTCTTGACGATCGCATCGTTGATCCAGGTCACGTAATCCTGGTCAGAACCGATGTTTTCAATAATTTACTCTCAGGCACAAGCGTAAACGTTGCAGGTAAATCTTTCAATGTAAACTCTGCGATGCCGGTTGAGGATGGTGCGTTTTCGCTGGTCACCCTCAAGTAGACCATTGCAACGACCTCCAGCCCCCCAGCACTACCTAGACTTACCCCATGAACGACCAGTCCCGAGGCGGAATCTACATCGTCAGCCCCAAGACGGGCGAAGCGGAGGCGATCACGTCTGAAGAATTGGCAGCCAGCCAAGCCTTGGTCTCCGAGCCTGCGCCAGCACCAGCCAAGCCTACTACCCGCAAAGTCTCCGAGGAATTAACCGATGCCACTCAGAAGTAAGCAACGGGTTTTGCTCGTCAAAACCGAAGGCGCAAACTACGGCATTGACTCGTCCCCGACTGGCGCCAATGCGCTGATGATCAACGACGATCTTCAGCTTTCCCCCTTGTCTGGAGCAACTGTCCAGCGCCGCATTCTTCGGCCTTATCGCGGCGCGTATGAATCGGCAATCGTAAATACTCAAGTTGGCATTACTTTTTCTGTAGAACTTGCTGGCTCCGGCGCTGCTGGCACCGCACCTGGCCTCGCTGACGTACTTCGTGCTTGCGCAACCGCTCAGACTGTTACGCCAACACCACTGACCGGCATTGCAACCGCAGGCGCTGCCAACAGTATTACTCTTGCCGCAGGCACTAGCGCAGTAAATGATTTCTACTGCGGGCAAATCATTTCAATCTCCAGTGGAACAGGTAGCGGTCACTCCGGGCTGATCATTGCCTATAACGGCACCAGCAAAGTTGCCACTGTTGCGCCCATCTCGGCAACGTTTGTCCCTGGCGCATCCAGTCAGTACACCATTGCCGCAAACGTTTCGTATCGGCCGGTCACTGTTACCGATGGCGTCTCCGACACGTCTGCAACATTTACCTACAACATTGACGGCGTTCAACACAAGCTCTTGGGTTGTCGAGGCACGGCAACCTTGAACATGGCCCTTGGTGAGTTTGGCGCAATAAACTTTACGATGACGGGTATTTACACCACTCCAACCGATACGGCACAGTCCACATATACGATTGCCTACGCTAACCAGGAGGTTCCGCTTGTTTACCGAGCCGACAACGTTCGCGCTACTCGATTCTTTGGTTACGCTGGTTGCTTCCAAAGCATCAGCCTTGATTTTGGCAATACCGTCAACTACCGCGAGTTGATTGGTTGCACCAAGCAAGTTGGGATACCCGATGGACAGTCAAGTGGGACCGTGATGATGGAGGCAACCTCTATCGCCAACTTTGACCCGTTCACCGCTGCACTGTCTGATGGCACGTATGGCCCATTGAGCAGTGTGATCCACGGTCCCGCCGGCAACCGCGTTTCGCTGGTAGTCCCTCGCTGCGACCTTGGCCAACCCAGTTACACCCCAGTAGACGGCTACGAAATGCTCAACCTGCCCTACACGGCGATTCCAAGTCTTGCTGGTAACGACGACTTTTACCTTGTTTATAGCTAGTGGCCGATTCAATCCGCGAGACAATCCTGAAAACAATTAGCTCGCGGGTTGCAACGGCTGAGGGCATTGTTGGGTCAGATCGCAGCCGCACGGAGATGTTGCAGCAAGGGGAATTGCCTCGGAGTATTGTTCAACCTTTAACTGAGACACCAACGCAAAATATATCAGCTTGCAAAATAGATAAAAAGCTGCTTGTTGCAATACTGGTTTGTGTTCATGCTGAAATATCTGACGAAACGGCTGATCCAATCATAACAAGCATACACAAAAAGTTAATGCCAACCGTCAATGGGTTTGTTGATACGACCCTTGGCGGGCTACCTGGCGTTCAAGACATTAGGGAGGCAGGCATTAACTTCAAGCCGGATGCTGTGGACGGCATCGCGGCAATGACCTATGAGGTGACATTCCGCCACTCCATAGGCGACCCAACTGTGCTATAATTTGCAAGCAACGCTCACCCTGCTCTCAATGTTTAAGAAGCAAACTGGCGGCTCTTATTGGTGGCCTGGTGTAATCAGAACCCCAAGTGAAGCCACTGAAGGCGAGTTTGACGAAGCGCAGGTCAAGCTGAAAATCAAGCGCATTGGCTTCAAGCAAAGCCAAGCGTATTCCGATGACAAAGAACTTCTCAAGAATGTCATCCTCGGCTGGTCTGAGATTGAGGAAGATTTTAGCCCTGAAAAACTGGAAGAGTACCTTGACGATCAGTTTATTGGGGCCTCGTTTGGCCGCATCTATTTCGATGCGCTGCAAAAAGCCAGAACGGGAAACTAACGGACTTCGTTGAGCTTTGCCTTTCCGGCGGCGGCAAGAGCGACGGGCTCAGCGAAGATATGAAGGTGCTGGGTATAAGCAAGATTGTTTTACCTAAATCCGCTGATGCCGAACCTCAGGGGCCGCTAGAGGTGTGGGATGATTGCTGGGAATCAGCAATGATGTTCCTACGCCTCGGTCCTGCCGACTGGGTTTACGCAGGCATGGGGTCTTGTGTTGGCATCAACAAGCAAACACTGCAATGGTACATGGAGGTATTTGCAGCGGAGAATAAGCGCGAAATGCTTGAAGATCTTCAGGTCATGGAGCGCCATGCTGTAAAGCTAATGAATAAATCTTGATTAGAATGGGGCCATGACCTCTAATCGCACGGTCAAGTTTGAGTTTCAGGTTGAAGCTGACGACAGGCAGCTTGGCCGGTTTCGTGATGCGCTAGGCAAAATAAACTCGGCAACAGCGGTAAGCGAAAGTGTTCTCAGTGGCCTAAGGAAAGAGCTTGTTGCACTTTCTCAGACTACTGTTCAAACGGAAAACGGTCTGCAAGCTCAGATTGCTGCTTTGCGGGATGCGAGCAGAAACGCAGACTTGACCAAGAGTGAGTACACGTCGCTACGGCTTGAGGTCAGCAAACTTGAAAAAGAATACAAACTTTTAACAACCAACATTGTTGGCCTTGATAAGACTTACAAGGTTGCAACTCAGAGTGCCAGGCAATTCTCCCAAGAACAAATAGCCGCCGCCCAACGCACAAACAATTTCTATCTCAACAATTCCGGTCAGCGTTCCGCCGATGCGGCCAATCGCGCTCAATTCTTAGCTGGAACTTCCGGCGCTGCAAACATATTCCCAGTTGACCCAACAAGTCAATTAGGTTTTCAGCAACGCATTGCAAATCTAAGACAAGAGGCAACTCTCGTTGGCATGGGAACAGATGCCTACAAAGAGCGTGCGCTTGCAATTAACAAACTTGAACAAGAGTACGAACAACTTGCGCGAGTCGAGGATCAGTCAACTATTGATCGCCGAAGCCGCGCTAGCCGCAGGCAGCGAATCCGCGAAATAGGCAACGTCGCCAGCAACGTCGCCATCGGCGGCTTCTTTGGTGGCCCCGAGGGCTTGGCCGGATCAGCCGCAGGCGCCCTTGCTGGCTCTTTTTTTGGCCCTGGAGGTATGGTCGCAGGCGCCCAGCTAGGTGCCTCCGTTGGCCTTGCCGCTCAGCAGGCACGCATACAAGCAACCGCCGTAGCCGATATGGTTGCGCAGTTGAACCTTGCAAAAACAGCCCTTGCTCAAGTTTCGGCTAATCAGGCAGACTACAATCAAAAACTTGAGTTTTCTCGTCAAGTCTCAACCGACTACAGCGTTGGACTGCAGGCCACAATTGAGGGATACTCTAAGGTCACAGCCGCTGCCGCTGCTAATGGTTTAACGCTGAAAGAAACTGAAACAATCTACAAGGGCTTACTTGCTTCCGGTGTTGCATTTGGTGCATCGCAAGACGATTTGCAGTCAATTATTACGGCGACTACGCAGATTTTATCAAAGGGCAAACTGTCTGCAGAAGAGGTTTCCGGCCAACTTGGCGAGCGCATCCCCGGCGCAGTCGCAAAATTAGCTCAAGTGACCGGCAGATCACTAAAGCAACTGGCTGATGATTTCCAAAATGGCAAAGTAAACATTGCTGACTTTGTTAAGTTTGCAGAAGGGCAGCTCAATAATTACGATAAAGCCGCTAAACTGATTGGTTCTTCGCCGGAAAAAGCTGGCGAAAGGCTGAATCTTGCGTTGACACGCATGGCGGAATCTTACGGCGGATTCTTTCAATCGGTTGGAGCTGGTTTTCAAGATTTTGCGACAAGATTTATCAATTGGATCAACTCTCAGTCGCAGGGCATTAAAACTATGGTTGGCCTGCTCAATTGGGCTGGCCGCGAAGTTTACAAGTTTCAAACAAATACACCCGCAGTTAGAGCGTTCCAAAGCCTAGGCTCGCAGCTTTCCGGGTCACACCAAGCTCGCCCACCTGCGGGGTTTGTGCGAAATCCTGCTGATCCATACGGTATAAGTACGACGCCATTCATCCAGGCACCTGTCTTCGGCAGAGCGCCCAAGGCGCCGAAAAGCAACTTCTTTGCTGATAGACTCCGTGAAGGCGAGCGGCTGTTTCCAGACCTTAAGTCAACCCTATTCAATCAAAGCACTTCTACCCCTGCCCTTGGCGATTTAACCGCCGCCGACGACAAAGCTAGCAAAGCCGCCGACACCGCAGCCAGGAAAGCGCAAGCCGAAGCCGACAGGGCAACTCAGTTACAAGAAAAACTTGATTCTGAACAGCGCCGCCGCGATGAGCTGCTGGCCAACAACGCAATTCGGCTTGCGGATCAAGTTTTCCAGCACAGAATGGATTTGCTGCGTCAAGAATATGACTTAAAGCAGCAATTAGTCGAGGCAACTCGCTCAGCGGAAGAAGCTGGCATGACCGGCGTTGCCCGCAATATGCAGGGCACAATCAATCAAATTCTTAGCCTTTATGATCGCCTAAAGCAAGGCAGACTTAATGATGCGCTTGACCTTAAGTTGGCTGATCAGCGGATTACGACCGAGCGTAAGAGTGCTGAAAATACTGCAAGGTATCGGGAGGTTCCGCAGTCGGCGGTGGGAATGCGGGGTGGTAGCGCGTTTTCCGGCGGAGCTACAACCCGCTGGATCCGAGACAAGGATGCGGAGCAAAGCGGCTATGACGTTGTATTACCTGGTGGCGTTGGTGGCCGTGTCCCGAACCCCGTCAGCGGGCTCAAGGTTACCGGCAAAGGCTTTCAAGGTAGCGGCAGAGGTGCCACGGGGCGCGGGTACGGCAGCTATGTGTCTGGTGAATTTGTAGGCATTGACGGCAAAAGGTATGAAATGCTACTGGGACACTTTGATAAAATTGAAGTCGAAGTTGGTGACATTTTATCTAAGGGGCAAACCATCGGAAGACAGGGTGAAACTGGCCGCACTTTTGGCACTCATGTAACCTCGCATGTGAACGCTCTTGACGGTGGCGACGCTTGGAACGCATTGCGCAGGGACGTAGTTCAGCCATGGGTAAGTGGATGGGGTGGCACCAAAGCAACCCCAGGCTCCACCCAAGCCCGCACCCAACCCGGCGCAGCTCAAGGCATCAACCGCAACATCGTTGACACCGGCAACACCGATATTGCCACTGCGGATAAAGCGGCATTAGTTGCCAAACAAAAGCAAAACGCGCAATACTTGCTTCAGACTGCAGAGAAGCAAGCTGAAGCCTTAATCGAAAACACTACAACCTCGTACCGCGATCAAACGCAAGCACTGCAAGATCAGCTACAGGAGTTCCGCGAGCGCAATCGCTTGCAAATGGAAGGCGTCAAGCCGGAAATCATTGATCAGCAAATGCAGCTTAGCAAGCTCACCCGCGATTATGCGAGGGAAAGTGAAGCCTTAAGCAGTGCGTTAAAAGGTATTGGCGAACGAAACAAGGACAATGCTAGCCTGTTTGACACTTTCACAGGCGGCTTGGGGAAGCTAAAGGCTGCCTACGACGAAAATCGTCAAGCACTAGAAGCCCTAAGCAAAGCCCAAAACGACGAACGCAACATCTTCAGCTTTGACAAAAGCGCCAAGGCCGGAATCGACGGTTACATTGAATCCATCGGCACCCTAAACAACGCCACGTCAAACTTGGTGCAAAGCGGTTTTAATGGAATCAGCACAGCCCTCAAAGAACTCCAGTCAACTGGATCAACCGATTTCAGGAAATTTGCGCTTAGCCTTATTTCGGACATGCAGGATATTATCACTCAGCAATTTATTGTTGCTAATTTAGCAAAACTGCTTCGCGGCCTTTTTGGCGGCGGCGGATTCTCGTTTAGCGGCGCCAGCCCTGTTGGGTTTCCCGGTGGCGGCGGTGTTGACTTTGCCGGGGCCATGAACATGCCCGCGCTCGCGTTCGCCAACGGCGGCGTGATGACCTCCAACGGCCCCCTCAAGCTGCAGACCTACGCCCGTGGCGGGATCGCCGACAGGCCCCAGCTAGCCTTTTTTGGCGAGGGCTCAAAGCCCGAAGCGTTCGTCCCCCTGCCTGACGGCAGGCGCATCCCGGTGGCGCTCTCCTATCCTGCTATCCCAGGCACCCCTGGCGGCAGCGGTGGCGATGGCGCCGAAAGTGGCCCAGGCGGCGCAACAAGCAACAGATTTGAGCGCACCGACACAATAATTAACAAGGCCTGGA